AAGCATTACGGATTCCTCCTTGTGAGCAACTACGCAAGTCGCCGAACCATTTCTTCAAAAATGGTATCATGCCAGTGTGCATGATTTCTCCACCACGAATGGGACTACCCAATGGTCGCAGTCGTCCTATCTCAAGACCAATACCAGCACGTTTGCTGGCATACTTGGCCATCATTTCTCCCGAAGCAAAGATACTGTCCAGATCATCGTCACTGCGAATAAGCACACAACTACTGAATTGCTTGGTCGGAGTTCCCAGGCCAGCCAGCACAGGGGTAGCCAATGTAAAAAGACCATCACTAGCAGCATTGTAGTATTCTTTGATGTATCGCATTCGAGCTGTGTTGGGTTCTTCTGCGTGGAACACTGTGGCGGCTGCGACCATGTAACGAACTTGGGGAGTTTCATAAGTTTCCTTTGTGGCACGATTCTTTACTAGATATTTTTCGATCAATTGTTCAATTGCAGCGTAGCCGTATTGTTCGTCCTTGGAATGATCTATCATGTCCTGCATGCGATTCCAGTCAGCTTCGTCATACCATTCCAACAGTTCCGGGGTATACAAACCTGTGGCTACATTTTTCTTCACGATCTCATACAGGTGCGGAGGCTCATAAGAGCCATATACGTCTTTGCGCAACATGCTGAGACGTTGCTTGCCTGCTACATATTGATAGTTGGTATGGCCAACATCTGGATTGTGTTCTATATCGATTAGGTCCACGATGGCTCTGAGTGTGACACCGTCGATTTCTTTGGTAGTGATACCATCATAAAAATGCATCTGTGCCTTGATCTACCATGCTTTGACTTACGTCTGCGATGCCCGAACATACTTTGGCAATTTGGGTTTGCCACTTTTCCAAGCTCAATTGTTCTTTTCTTCCGTTACGTTTAATAACTGTGATTTGTGTCATATACTCAATATAGTTGTTTTTTTACATCGCTCTGTGCAATGTGATGTTTGTTTTGCTGTAGGTTGATATTTAACCCTATAGACTGATCCCAATTCAATATATATTTCCCATCCTCTACCAGGACTAAATTGCCCAGGGCAGAGTCAACCAACACAGCATCTTGAAGATCATCACGATCCAGCACAGTGATAGTATACAGGATTCCCAGCCCGCGAGCAAGATCACAATAGATGTTGTCGCTCAAAAGTTGCCAGGGATCGGGCCAATCCGTTCGATCGTCCCAGTGCAAATGATATGCACGCCAGGGAGTTTTTTGCCACCAGGAATTGATCTCGCTTAGAGCATCTGGCTTGGGCAGCATGCGAACACGATCTCGTAGCGTGTTCCAGGCCGCCAAGCGTTGTTCAAAGGTTGAACACCACATCAAGCAAGTTTGGTTACTGAATAGTTAATAGTGGCTGCAATGCCAGTGTTGGTGGTAGCAGCTTTCCAACTCACAATACCAGCAGTTTCGCTGACACTGAAAGTGACGCCAGGTGCTGCATTTTGCACACCAGAATCTGATCCTTGTATATTTGTACCTGCCGAGTCGGTGCCAGCCACAATGGTGTACACTCCAGTTCTAACATTGACATCTCGCACAATAGTATAGTTAATCTGTACTGCTCTGATTGCTGTGGCATTGAATGTGAATATGGTCTGATTGGCAGTGTTGTTGGTTAGTGTTCCGGTGGCACCAGTTTGTCGCACATACGTGCCTTGTTGTGTTTGACTGGCAGAGTCAAATGCTATGTTGATACCGTTGTTGATATTGATGCGAGGATATGTACCAGAATAGGCTGTGGTACGTTGGAACATGTCCCCCACGCTGACATTGTTTTGTCCTACAAAATTGATCACCGCAGTAGCCGGCGATGTAGTTCCGTTAAAGTGATTGCCCACATCATAGAACATGTTATAACCACTGGCATTCATTCCAGTGCTGGCAGCAATCAAGATACCCTCGGCGTAGATGTTATCAAACACATTGCCCAAGAAACGGAATCCAGTAGGACCGCCACTCACTGGTGCAGGATCTCCTAGCAATACACCTTGATAGTGTGTATCAAATGTGCTTTCTGTAACCAATACTCCTTGTACCTGATTGGGGGTTTCGAACGCCCAGGTAGTACCACCAAATGTGCATCGACGGAAAGTGATGTTGTTGCAAACCAAACTGGCAGTGGATGCAAATCTCACACATGCTGTATCTTCAACGGCATCTACTAGATCAGCTTCCCCCAATGATCCCAAAAAGCTCACATCTGTAAATGTGCATTGTTCAGCATCTTCGACCAAGAATACATCTGCCAAGCCCTCGGCTTCAAAACCCATGTTGGAGATTGCGATGTCAACCGGAGGTGTGGCACCGTTGTTACCAATGTTCACTCCTGTTTGCTGCAAGCTATCACTGTATACAGCCACATACTGACTGGCACTGGCTGCATCTAATACGATAACACTGGAGTTGATTCCTTCACCACATAACAATGCATAAGGTGGGATTTCAATTGAATCAGTGACCAAGTAACGTCCGGCTGGAAAAAATAATGATCTGCGTATTTGTGGATTGGATTCTCTACAGTACAGTTGAAACAATGCACGATTGATAGCATCGGTATCATCAGTTACACCATCTCCTACTGCGCCAAAGCTCAGTACACTGGCAAATTGATCTAGCCAACTTTGCAGCGGAATACTAATTGGACTGCCCGATGACGCCCCAGTTTGTACTGTATATCCAGCGGCGGCTCCTGCGTAAGTGTATGCGCCGCCGACTAGTAATATATCACTGTATTCAGTGAGGATTTCTGTATTGCCTATTACAGGTGCGCCATCTTGCAAGGTTCCATTGCCGATGTAGAGTCGACGTTCGTCGATTGCCCAGCCTAATTCTGCGCCAGCTAACTGCGGCAGATTTTCTGCTAGACCTTTACGGTTTGTTATTCGTGATACTTGAACTATTGCCATGTGAGTCCTGATTCTGTGGTGTATTTAGCCAGAATCAGTCGGGCAACTAAATGTGCTTGGTGTAGTATTCTTCTACTTTGCGCCACCACAAGTCACGATAACGATCGTACTCGGCACCTTCCAACACAAATTCCTGATACTGCGGTGGGCTGATGATATTATGATTCACATCAAGATCAGGTTTCACACACATGAGAATCACGCCCTTGCGTATTTTTGTACCATGTAATTCGTTATGCGCTTCTGCATAAGCACACAGTTGAACAAAGTAATCATCAATCCATTCACGCTTTTTTGGCTTGTTGGATTGTTTGTAATCCAGGATTGATTCTTCATTCAGGTGTATGCCTGCACCATCGGTAGTACCTGCGTATATCTTGGGAAAGTATAGCGGGACTTCAATACCCCAGAACTCATTTACATTTTTCAACCCATCACGGATCACAGTCCGGGCCATTTCATGACTGCTCCACGAAAATGGATTGGTCCCACGTTCTTTGATTGTGCCTTTTTTCACATAGTCTTCAAGATACGTGTGCATACGTGTGCCACGATTGGCAGCTTCTGTGGTGATCTGCTGTGCTTTTTCTGCACCCACTGCACGGCGCCAATTGTGTAGTGCTGCCTTGCTTTCTTCACTTTTGGTCTTGTCAAGGATAGTAGTCACTGACGGCAATTTATTGCCGTCAGGTGTGGCATAAAAACGTTTGCCGTCTATTGTGACTCGGGGAATTGGTTGATAATCAAATTTTGGATTGTACATAAACACAACTATAACACATATCAAGGGTACAGAGCAATAGATTATAAAGTTTAATTAAGTTTTCCAACTAGTTCAGAGAGTTTTGATTCAATTGCTTTATCTGCTTCGAGTTGCCACAGATGTTGCATTATCAAATCGAAATTATGTTCTAATATTGGTTTTGCTTGGGATAGCACGATTTCTTGATTTACCTCACATAATTTAATAACTTGATCAAATGCTGCTTGCCACCGGTCTTGATCATGTTCTATTAGATCATAACTTTCATCAATGATGCCGTCGAATGTTCTGAATCCGGTATTTCTCATAAGTTGTAGAAATCCTTGTCCAGCAAACGCCACAAACACTCTACGTCCCAAAGTTACTTTGGCTGTTTTTTCTGTAAACATGTACACAGAATTGTTATGTTCAGTTTCTGACAGAATACTAAATGCAGTCTGATTATAAGTAGAAATAGGAATTATATTCCCAAGGCAGCAAATTGCACCGTGATAATTTATATTGCTATTGATATGATTTACATCTTGACTGGTAGCATAATGATAATCATCTTCCCATACAAATCCAGGCAGTTGATCCATAGGATATTTGTTATATTCAGTTTGAGAAAAAATGTTGCTTATTATTTTTGAGTCAAGATTGTGGGTTTTTATTTGATCCATTATGAAAAGTCTTGGCGGCCTGCGACTTCCTAATAACGCATCAAAACTCATTGGTTTCGGTTGATACGGGTTTAATCGATTAAGCTGAATTCTTACACTGGGTCTACGATAGAGTTTCTGTATGTGATTAAGCCACTGTTGGCAAGATATGATGAACTCATTATTTTTTTTTGTATAACCTGGACCAATCCAATAAACATTTTTCCAACTGTACGAGTCTGAGTTTAAAAGATGCCATTCATGAAATTCTCCATCACGGACTAACACTATGTCACTGTGATCTACAAATTGTGAAACATAACTATAGTCTGGACTTGCAACTAATTTGGTTATAAATGCAATCTTAATTGATGCTGTGCTTTTTTTAAACTCATCAAAATCATCATAAAATTGTTTATGTGGAAATTGATTAAATAGATGAACAATATGTGCCCAGTAAGGTGAAAAGATTGAAATCATCCTAAACTCTAAAACTTTCTCCACATCCGCAGCGATCACGTTCATTGGGATTGCTGAATTGAAATCCTTCGTTGAGCCCTTGTCTGGTGTAATCTACTTCTAGTCCTTGAAGATATGCACCGCTTTTGGGATCAATAAACAATTTACAGTCGTTACAATCAATACAGATATCGTCCGGTTGCACAGTATCTACATATTCTAACACATAAGCAAGCCCAGAGCAACCTGTTGTTTTGACTCCTACACGGATACCAATTCCACGACCACGACGTTGGATAGTTTGAGTTATTTTTCGAGCAGCAGTGTCAGTTATTGAGATCATTTTTGTATTGATAGTAAAGTGTTTTGTCAGAGTCTGACAGAACATCCCATAATTTTTGATTATGTAAACTTATATCAGTATTGGTCAGTTTGTCCCATCTTGCTGTGGTAGATAGATAGTTTTTCCAGATTTTATCATCAAACGTTGATTCGCGCAGTTGTGTTATTATGTTTTCAATGCTTAATTTAAAATTATAATTGTAGGAGATATTCAAAAATTTATGATCAATTAACAAAGAAATTTGATCAATTACTTTTTCTCTGACTGCCAATGGCAGAGTTGATAGACATAAATCCTTAGGTTGAGACAACGTATTGTCCCAGATTGGAACATTAACTTCTTCAAAATAATCTAAAAAATCTTCAAGATAAACTATGTTGTTGATGTAAAAAGTCGGAGTGATGTAAAAGCTACAATTAGAGTAGGTCTTTGCTAGTTTAGAAAATCGTTTTAGATTTTCATGTATTTTTTCAAATTTCACTGGGTATCTTACATATTGGAAATTGTCAGGATGTGCAGAATCCACGCTGATACCAAAACTTAAACTTTTAAATTTTTTACACCAATTATCAAATACTTTATCCAAGAAAACCGAACCATTGGTGGAAATCTGCAAATTTACTTTGTCATTGAGATTTTCTTCAATTAACCAATCAGTTAATTTATATAAATCTTCCTGAATAGTACCTTCTCCTCCAGACACGGTTATTCTATAAATTTCGCTATGTTCTATGTTGTGCTTGATATCAGATTTTATAGAATTCCAATATGATAGGTTATCACTTAATGTGACATGATTGTTGTTTTTTTTTTTATTATTCCATGTAGAATAATACAGGCTACTAGTACCACCGTTGCATATTCTACAAGCCATATTACACTTGTTGCTAAACATAAAAAAATCTGTGTGTTCGTTGAATTTTTTAGTTGATATGCCTTCGCGAATTTCATGAGCAGTAAGATTCTTAGTAAAAGACAAAAGAGATCGGGATCGCGCACTAAGTTGTCCGGTATCTTCTTGGTCGTGACAAAATTTACAGTTTTTATCAATTTGTCCTGTTTCGACATTTTTCTTTATTTCAATCACATTGTGATTGATGTCTTTACTGGTACCCATTGGTGGTCGATTAAATTTGTAAAAACAGCAAGGATTTTTTTGATGTCTTTGGTACTGCGTTTCTGTGTACGGAATTAGACAAATATGTTTATTGTCTTGAATCCATTGATCCTTTTCAAGTTCTAAATCAAACTTGTTTCTAGTTGGTATCATATCAATGACGTTGGCGATAATCTTCTACTGCGGCTTTGATCGCATCTTCTGCAAGTATTGAACAATGAATTTTAACTGGGGGGAGGGCAAGCTCGCTAGCAATCTCGCTATTCTTAATCGCTGCTGCCTCGGCAAGTGTCCGTCCTTTGACCCACTCAGTAACCAGCGAACTCGACGCAATCGCGCTGCCGCAACCATACGTTTTAAATCTTGCATCTGTAATAACTCCGTCTACTACTTTGATCTGCAACTTCATCACATCACCGCAAGCAGGTGCCCCGACCATGCCTGTGCCAATGTCAGTGTCGTCCTTGGAGAACGAACCCACATTCCGTGGGTTTTCATAATGATCGATTACTTGATTTGAATATGCCATGAGTTTTCCTTACAGTTATTGTACGGTATTTACCCAACTTTGTCAACAACTGTGATTAGATTAACTGACCAAAATCAATTCGATCATACGGGCGTTCAACAAATACTTTTTTATTATGATATAACAAATCTAAATTTTGATCCCAATGGTTTCGCCAAGTTTGTATGCTAAACTTCATCAATCGGCGAATTTCATTTTCATATGCTTGATATCGTAGATCAGAATCTGATATAGTGTCGTAAGAATAATCAATAAACTCAGGAAAAAGAAATCCAAGAGACTTGAGATGTTGTATAAATCCCTCAGTGCTGAAAGGCAGAATAAAATGCCCGCGAATCAGTGGGTCATAAGTTTTTTCAGAAACAACAATAGTGTCACCATATTCAATTGTTTCTGCATAGATGCTGATAAAAGTATGATAGTAATAAGAATTATGCATTGGCAGATAACCGCTAGGGTTAGGGCCATCTTTTAATAAAAATAAATCATGAGAATTGTCTGAAACTTCCTTGAAGGGCAAGTGCCCGTACAATTTCCTGTTATGGTCATCATCATAATTTCCTATAAATCCATATCCACGTGACCAATCACTGAAATTTTGTTTTAAAAAATTAACTAGACTAGTACGATAATATCGATCGCCGCCATATGTTTTATTAGGTGCTAAAAAAATAAAAATCTTTGCAGTAGATACGGGTAAATCCAACATAGGATATGCATGCGGATCTAAGTAATACCACTTACTGGTATCTGACCTAAATGGATAATTTTGATAGTATGCTTTTGTTCTATTGAATATAAAATCTACAGATTTAACCTGTTGACTAACATAAGATTTTTTGTTTATTCCTGTGGTAACATGATACCAATTTTTAGGCCATTGCTTTTTACCAATTTGATTTTCATAACTGTGAAATAGATCAAGATAAAGATATATTCTGGCAGATATATCTGTATTCTCCGATGCATTTACTATTATGTCTAGTTCAGGATGATCTTGATTATTAACAAACTCATAATCGGTATTGTTAAGATCAAAAAACATTTTAAGATGCGGGTTCGAATCCTTCTGACCCGCATCAAAAATTGTCAATTTTTTGTTCACTCAAATTCCGCGGTCTTTCTTCATTGCTGACTGTGCAGCAGATGCCACAATGTCCTGTGCTTGATTCACCGGCATCGTAACAGGGCCAGGCTTATCGCCACCTTTGAATGTTAATTCTGTAGCGTTGGGATTCATGGGTTCAATCAGTCCACTTAACGGTGGTTGCCCAATTAAAGTTTGTAAAGTATCAGGAGTGATATCTATACCCATGCTTTGAGCTCGATTGATGAATGCCTGAACTGGCATTTGCATCTTGGCAGAAGTGTCTTGTGCTCTACCCACAGCAAACCTGGCCAAGGCCAAGAGTTTGTCTGCGGTATCGTCTGCTTCTACTTCATTGATTCGCATTATCTACGCTCGCGGCCTAGAGCTGCTGCTGGTGCGGCTGCACCTGGTTCGATAGGTTCAGTAGCTGCCACTTCAATTTCTTCTTCGCCCGGAGGAGGACCTGCTAGTCCCATATCACCACCGGGAGGAGGAGTCATGCCCATATCGGCACCGGGAGTAGGTGCTTGGCCAGTGACTACACCAAGAGCTTGTTCTAATTGTTGTTTGCTGCCTTGCAAGTTCTGTACCAGGCCGCTGAGAGCTGCTTGTGCGTCATTGTTGAACTGTGCTGCTTGGTCAGGTCCAATTTGATTCTTGATTGAATCAACTAGAGCTGGCAGTTCTTTGAATTGCATCTCGGTACTGTCTTCAATCATGTCTTGCATCTTGTCTACCATGTCTTGTGCGGCCAATACAACTTGAGCTTGTTGAACTTCACCTTCGCTTAGATAGTAACCACCGGCTTGAGCACGACGACGCCATTCTTGAACTGTGGTTGTTGTCTTGGCAGCATTGAGTTGATTCTGAAGATCGGTGACTTCTTTTTTCTTTGCTTCAAGATCCGTTTCAAGTTTTTTAACAGTATCCACTTTTTGTTTAGCAGCCATAGCAGCAGCTTGTTGAGGATTTACACCAGGTGTTGCTCCAGGTGTTGCAGCAGCCATCTCATCTTCATAGATCTTTTCAGCCAATGCTTGTTCCATCATCATGAGCTTGAGATAAGACGGATTCTTTTCGCTGGTATGGCGAGCAGGGCTAGAGCGTACTTCGCTCAACACACCTCGCACTTGGCGATACATGCTGTGTAATTGTTTGCGATTCAAAGTATCAAATTTGACCGATTGATCAAAGTGACCTTCAAATACTTTAGCGATTTGTTGTGTAGGGCGTGTTACGGCCAGTTCGTTTAGTTTCATCTGAGTTTCCTCGTAGTTGCCAGTATTTAGCCAAATTTATACATTTTGCTAGTTCTTTCTCTAGGACCTGAGTATGTTCATGCCTAGCACTTGTTTTGTTAATCAAGTTTTCCCATGTGTGCCCTGCTGTGCGATCAGCTAATGCACGACGTACATATATGTCATTGCGTAATCTTGTGATGGATTGATCTAATTGTTGTATTTGTCTAGCCAAGTTAAGATGATTTAGATTATCTGCTATACACCAAGCTAGTGCAGATTTTGTCCCAGAAAATGTACCAATCTCATCATCACGCATGCGAACTTGAAATCCTGTAGGAATAGGTTGTATAGTGTATTTGCCAAATGCTCGATACTTCTTGCCATCTTCTATGATCACTTTGTCTAGCAGCAGCGGCAGCTCTTTTGCTGCTAACGCAGCCAATTTACGACTGGCTTTCATTTGAATACGTAGTGTGTTAGCATCCACCCCACGGTGGCCACAAGAAACCCAATAATGCCAATGCCCCAACCAATCAGTTGATCATTGCGTTTGGCTGACATAGTATGCACCATGCCATGCACTGACTCTATCATGGTTTTTACCGAATCAATACCGGACTCAACAGTTTCAATCTTGAGTTCCAACATGCGGTAACGTTCGGCACAAAGCTCAACGTGGGCCTCTAAACTTTTCTTTTCAATATCTGTAGTGTCCATGAGTTATTTATGGTTTAGCGGTTCAAACCAGATGTTCACATCCGGATGTAATAGTGTGGTCAACTGTTGCTCAACATAGTTAATGATGGGCACACCATCACAGGCTTGCCGTAGTCTTCCTACAGGATCGTTATCGACTGCAAACACATCATCAAATTCTGTATCAAATTCAAATTGCCAACGTTGGTCCTTGGTACGTACTCGTGACACTCGCACTGGTTGTGTGTAGAGACCAATCAACTGCATGATGGTTTCCCAGTTACGTTGTTGGTTGCGACTGCGAACCCACGTAGAGATATCTGTCACCTGTTGTCCTAGCTGATCTGTGAACGGCAATAGATTTTCTCGATAGTGGCCTGTGACTCCAGTAGGTCTGCAATCAAAGTCTGTGGTTATTTGTATACTCATTGTCATATGGTATTTACGGCCAAAAAAAAACCTTGGAAATTAATCCAAGGCTTTTGTTCTTTACTGCTGTCCGGAATTAGACAGGAGCAAAGTTGCTTGCACTTGTGGTAAACACAGCATTACCAGCGCATGAGTTCAATTGCAAGTTCTGACCACCAGACGCCACTGTGGCACTGGTATTAGCAATGGCCAACAGTGTCACGTTGCTGTATACATCTGTTGGGTAGATGGCCAAGTTCAACACTGTGGGTGCTGCTGGGCTGACCTGATACATTGCTACTGTGGCCTTGGTCTGGATGGCTTGCATCAGGTTGTTGATGTAGCCATTGACGTTAGCGGAAGTTGTTAACGCACCATTAGCTACCAAGCTGAAAAAATCCAGCTTAGGGCCTTGGAAGTTAACCGAGCCTGTGGCTGCAATGTTAGCTGTACCTTGAATGTTGCCATTCGCAGTGTCCATGTGGAATACCGGTTGGGTAGTTCCGTTTACTTTTGTAAATCCTGCCATTTTAAAATCTCCTAGTTAGTGGGTTTTTGCCCTACACTTATTTATGAATTTGGCAAAAAATTACACGGTTGGCGGATTGTTTCGTGCTTTGTTTCTAGCAGTAAAGTCAAATCTGTTGACTGCTTTGCCATAGCCTGCAGGGGTGGCAAACACCCATCCTTCGTTACCGGGCACTTGCGCATCTAACTGCGATAACAGATCCAACTTCAAGTCATGCAACAATTCAAACAACAAAAACGCAGCAGCCAATGCCTGCTCGTTTGATGTAGGGCTTCGTAGGTATTGTGCAATGTTGTTGACTTTTTGCGGAGTTTGAGTCTGCTGCAACCAAGACATGAAGCCCGGTACTAGATCACCAAAGTCTCCAGTGTACGCAGCATGATTTGGATCCACACGCTTGTTGATATAATCAATTGCCAACTTGGCCAAGTCAGTTATCTTCATGGCACGTAGTTCAGTAGGGTTGAACAATGTATCCAATGCTGCACGATTCTGACGTAAAAGTGTTTTGATCTGTTTGACGATGGCATCGTTTTTGGGCACAGATTTGGCATAGATTGGTTCAATCAACAACAATCCTTCTACAGGATTAAACTTAACTCGGCTGAGTGGTTGTTTGGCTGCTCCTGCATCTTCATACATTGTGTGTACTGCCACACCTACATCACTATTGGCAATTTGTTGTCCAAGTTTGCTGTTGGCAGGAATACGATACTGTACTGTGTTGGGCTGGAATACTAGATTACCAGCTTCTACTGGTGGAGTTTGTATGTATAGTAAATCTCCTTTGACAAATCCACGGAAGTTTTGAGGAGTAGCTGCTTCAAGATAAGGCCATATGGTTTGATACACTGGCAACAATGTTGCAACTCTGGTGGCTGCATTGCCTTTGGCTGCTGCATTGGCATCTCGACGAGCCATGTCGTCGGCTATGGCATCCTGACTAGTGAACAATCCGTCATACCCAGCAGCAGTAAATCCTGCATCATCTGTTAACACAAACTCACCAGTTTCCGGCTTGCGCCCAAATACCACAGCAGGTTTGCCATCCCACTTCACTGATCCAGTTTTGGGGTTGGTATAGAATGAATCTGCTATGGCCAGTGCTCGATCAACCCCTGCTGTTCCGCTACGGAATATATAATCTTCTAGATGCTCGATACCCTTGGCTTTACCACCCACGGCAGCAGGTTCTGCTTCGTAAAGATGATATGTTTTTTTAGTTTCAATCAATGGTGTCATTCCTTGATTCACAATTCTATCACGCAGTCTTGCTAGGAAGTTAACATCGTTTTCTTTAACTGTGGTAGCAGGCTCTTGTA